AATACCGAACACACCGAACATTCTCAACACGTCCACTGCACTCCATGAACAGGCATGATTTGCAGGTCATATTTGCGTTACCGTCATAGCTTCCGCCTCTGCCTTCGCTTCCTGACTGGTGGCGAAGTGACGGATTAGACTGCTCTGAAACCATAGGCCGTATGGGAGTTTCACCATTTCCAAATTCCCAGCTTTCGAGATAGTCCACGGGCCTGATTTCAGGTGATAATGGTCGATTAGTTCCCATCTCATGCAGCCGATTTTTTCTTGAGCGCGTCACGAGCGGCCTGAATGCGTTGCTTATGCTTTCCTGCATCAGTCAGGGTTCCGTTGTTCGAAATCAACTGCACAGCATTTCCGAATAGCAGTTGATTTTCTTTCGGAGGCGGCAAAAGTCCGTATGCCTGACTTTCACCAAGTCTGCCTTTAACGACAGCTTCAAGCAGCACATGCTCTCTGCGGTTCGGATCAGTCCCGAGACTTGGCCACCAGTTGACCGGCAAGCCTTTACGATCCCGCGTAACACGCTCGTAAGTGGCGCGAAACGCCATCCTTGCTCCAACCTCATCGCCTTCCTCGTAAATCGGCCTGGACGCTGCTATTGCTTCTGAGATGTCATCGTTAATCACAACCGTCGCGCCCTCATCAGCCATTGATTGAAGAGCAATTCCCCAAGCCTCGTCAGCCTTTGGCCTGCCGTCGTCAATTCGGTCGATAATTGAAGCAAGAGACAGCCTTCCGGTAAGCTCATGACGGCATCTTGTGAGTGCCTCAAACACTTTGTCGGCTGGGTATTTTGCAAGATCAGCCTCCATCACCTGCAAACCAGCCTTGGTAAGCTCGGTTCCGGTTAATTCAGCCGTTACCGCGATTGCTTTCAGAAGCTCTGCACTCATGCCGCATTCCTTTCGCTCAATATTTCATTTACCGCATCGACCATCGATCCAGAACGCTCTACCTGCCTAGCCTTTGTTCCATTCATCCGCCTACCAGTTGCCCATTCAGTTCTGAGTTTCTCGGCGTCTTTTGCCAGCATCCCAAATGTATGCCCGCCGCGAATGTAGAAAGAATCTGTATGCTCAAGAAACCAACTGGCAACCTGTGGAGATTCTGAAAATCCTAAACGCCTGACGAATTGCTTCACCTGACTGTTGACGGTGGCATTGCGGACAGGATCAGTTCCGTATCTAGTAAAAAATGCTTGCGAGTAAGATGCCCAAGTTTCCTTGCAAGCGATTTGCAATTCCGTATCTTGTTTTTCGCTGCCTGCCGATTTATCGGCGGGAACAGGAAAGGAATCAGGAATCAGAGAATCAGTGTTAAGGGAATCAGGAATCAATGAATCAGGAATCAGAGAATCAGCAGGAGTGATACCGTTATTTAACGGTTCTTTAACGGTTAACTTGCAACTATCTGAATATGAAGGGTAAATTGAATCCTTCTCAGTGTGGTGTGGATTCTGGTGCTCTTTGAACTTTGCTACCTGAATGTACTTAACTCCATCAACTTCATACCTATGGATGAGTCCGAACTGTTCGATAACGGTTAAATAACCGTTAATATCAAAACCGTCACGGTATGGGAACAGTTCGGCTTTGATGCGTAACGGACGATCCTCAAGAATCCCTGATTTATCTGCAAGCGTCCATAACCCTGCAAACAAAAGAGAAACGAATGGATCAGCAGTGCCTAAATCTTCATTCTTGAAGAACCCTGGCTTAATGTTTCTAGCGCGAGCCATATCCGGTGCCTTTTATGATGTTCCAGCAAATACCGCAAAAATATTTAAATTCTGATCCGCTCCTAACAGATGGCCTGGTAAAGGATTTTTCCATTGCATCTAAAACAACATGCAAATCTAGCTTTTCAAGGAAATTCCTAACTGTTATCAATGAGGCATCAGATAGCGTGTAGCCTTCGTTATATCGCTCATATATTTCGCAAACTTGTTGTGATTCACGATCAAGGCGAGACCGCACTGATTTCATTATTTTTTGATAGCCTTTAATTTGTGCTTCACGCTCTTTAACTTCTTCTGCCTTATCCATCAGGCTTTTAGGAACGTCTGAAAGTAATCTTGCTGACTTCCCTCGATTGCATTCAAAGCACGCAGTTACGAGGTTATCAATCCTGCTTGATCCACCATTCGCAACAGGATCAATGTGATCTACCTCAAGAATTACGGCGGGAGGATGGTTGCCGCAGTATTGGCAGGTAAAAGAATCGCGCTTGAATACTTCAAAGCGAGTTTTCTTGCTTATAGGTTCTCTAGCCATTAATAAACACCACACTTTCTAGCAATCTCTCTCATAGCATCCTGATACTGCTCACTGGTAGCAAATTGATTAGCCCTGATCCAGTCAGACTTCATCATCTCGTAACGTGCGGTAGCCGACAGACGATCCTGTGCGGTCTTGTTATGTTGGGGAGAATGGAAGTAACTGCGCTCGTGATTTGAGATGGGTGAAATCATGCGACCGCCTTTATGCCACCACGTTGAATTCGCTCAAGCTGGGCGAGGGCAGCACACCGAAAAAGAAAACCCACGCGACCATCTGGGGAGACGTTTGGCGTCGCGTGGGCGGGAGATCCAACCATGGAGATAGTTGGAAAGTTGATCATGCTGCTTCTGCCAGTTCCGGCCAGAATTCTATCCAGTCGTCCGGCCTTAAATCTTTACGAGTTACGGAGAAATTAGAGTTTTTCTCTATCCTCACGCATGTCTTTGGATTGAGTAATTGCCCGTCGCTGATTGCCTTACGGAGATACCCGATAGTTGTCTCACATGAATCGGCAAACGCAATCTGCTGCGGGCCTTCCATGTCGTTTAGATATATGCGTAGCTTTTCCATGACTGGATATTACTGTTTAGTAATACTCAAGTCAATACCATTTAGTTATTTTTGTTTTAATCGGCATGGAGTATTTTTTGACCATGATTAATGCCGACCAAAAAACTATCCGACAACGGATGTTAAAGCACTTATAGCACTTGCACTACTGGCATTATCTACTGTTGCACTGGCACATTCTGGCGGTACTGATCGGTATGGTTGTCATGTTGATCATAGAACTGGAATGTATCACTGCCACTAATTAAGTAGTTCCATCAATCAAGCCCGCCTAGTGCGGGTTTTTTATTGCCCCAGATCTGCGGGTTGAAAAATAATTTTAAAAAATATTACTAAATAGTATTGACACAGTAATTACTGTTTAGTAATATTCACCCATCGACAACGCAACACGATCCACCGCGAAGTAGCATGGAGGACTAGCGATAGCTCCTATAGCCATAAAGCTACAGGCGTAGGTTCACAAAGGACCAGGTGGGCAGGCTAGAAACGTAAAGCAGCATGGAGGAAAACGTAAAGCAGTCGCAGCACAGATTAACGAGCGCCACTCTTCAGTAAGTAATACTTACTTACTTACTGAATTGATTTGGAAGCCAAAAGGCGGAGGCGTTCACCAGTACATGGCGGCTGATTACCGCGATGCTGCAACAGGACGGAATCCTTGATTAATTGGAGACTTTCTTGATGCAGATACTAAGGCGTTTAACTGGCAGGGAAACCGTAAGACCAGTTCTTTTTAGGAGTAGCGACATGCAAAGCGATTACCAGTTAGGACTGATTGAAGATCGGCACTTCTCCAAGATGCTTGATTCCTACGATACATCACTTACCGAAGGGGAAAAGCTGAAAGGCTACATCAGCGATGTTGCTGACGAGTACATCGTTGATGGCTCCCACCTAGAAGAAATCATGGAATGCGACATGACTGCATTCTTTGACAAGCTGGCATTCGTTCTGGCTGCAAAACGCGAAGATCGTGACGATGCCTTGTATGAATTCAAGGACTGGCTGATTGATCGTGCCAAGGGAATGAACAACGTGCAATTAGAAGCCGCAAGCCGTTTTCAGCAGGACTCTTTTTATTCAGACGGAGAGTAATCATGCGCATCCAAGGAAACCTCACAGATGATCAAGTCCGTGCCTTCAAAGCTGCTGGCCTGACCATCTACTACAAGAAGCCGAACTATCAGAACGTAATCGTTTTTCCGGTGCGTGCGGCTAATTCTGAAAACTTGCGGAGAGCGTGATGATTGAGATCAAGCATAGATTTACCGGACAAGCCATCTGCGCGTTTGATGTTGAAACGATGCGCGATGCTGTGATTAAGGCCGTAAAGTCTGGGGCTGGCCTGTATGGGGCTGGCCTGTATGGGGCTGACCTGTATGGGGCTGACCTGTCTGGGGCTGACCTGTCTCGGGCTGACCTGTCTCGGGCTGACCTGTCTGGGGCTGACCTGTATGGGGCTGACCTGTCTCGGGCTGACCTGTCTCGGGCTGACCTGTCTGGGGCTAACCTGTATGGGGCTGACCTGTATGGGGCTGACCTGTCTGGGGCTGACCTGTCTCGGGCTAACCTGTCTCGGGCTAACCTGTATGGGGCTGACCTGTCTGGGGCTGACCTGTATGGGGCTGACCTGTCTGGGGCTGACCTGTCTCGGGCTGACCTGCATTGGGCTAACCTGTCTGGGGCTAAAGAAATTCCAGCAATCGCCATCGCGCAAAACAACATCTGCCCCGAAGGTACGTTTATCGGCTGGAAGAAGTTGAGACATGGCCTTATCGCCAAACTTCAAATTATCGGTGATCGCGTCAACTCATTAGGGTCTCGTAAATGCAGAGCTTCACTTGTTCATGTCATGGCGATCTATGCCGGTGAAAACAAGTTTGACGGAGTGGAATATGACCAACATACCGGAAAACTAGCCTACCAAGCTGGAGAGTTCGTAAAACCGGACTCATACGACCCTAGCATCTATGTCGAATGTTCAAACGGTATCCACTTCTTTCTGACACGCACTGAAGCGGAGAACTATTAATCATGCTTAAAGCAGCTCTCTGCATCCTCGCCGTATCAGCCAGCCCATCGTTTACGTTTAACGATGACCCGGTAGCACCGACCGTATGTGTGGCTAAAGATCAGTACGGGCACACGCATGAAATCGAGCAACTGCCGGTTGAGTTGCAATCACCAGTGAGGCAGTGATGAGCGAGCAACAGTTTTATGAGCAAGTACAACGCGAGCAAGAGTTTTTAGAGTTAACGACTAAAGGAGTTTCAAATGAGCATAGCGATTATGGTACTTGGGGAATCGGGAAGTGGAAAATCAACAAGCCTCCGCAACCTCGATCCGTCCGACACATTGCTGATTCAGGCAATAAGGAAACCCCTCCCTTTTAAAAGCAAGTGGACTGTAGTTAGCAAAGACAATCCTAAAGGGAATATCTACATCAGCGACAATGCAGACCAGATTTGTCACGCAATGGTAAACACCAAGCGCAGCGTGGTGGTAGTGGATGACTTTCAGTATGTGATGTGCAACGAATTCATGCGTCGTAGTCATGAAAAAGGCTATGAGAAGTTTACCGAGATTGGGCGCAACGCTTGGAACATCCTGAACATGGCTGGCCAGTTACCAGAATGGAAGCGCGTCTACATCCTGTCGCACACTGACACTACAGACCAAGGCCGCATCAAGGCTAAGAGCATCGGCAAGATGCTGGATGACAAGATCACTATGGAGGGCATGTTCTCTATCGTACTCCGAACCCAAGTCATCAATGAGCAGCATGTTTTCAGCACGCAAAACAACGGCAGTGACACCTGCAAGACGCCGATGGGAATGTTTGACCAATCACACATCGACAACGATCTGGCGATGGTCGATCAATCCATATATTCATATTACGACTTAACCCAACCACAAGCAGCATAGACCTAGGAGACTTAAATGAGCTTAACACTTGATACCAATGAAGCGCGCAAGGCTGATTCTGTCAGCAGCAGTATTACAGCGGCAGGAAAGTACAAGGGAGTGATTACCCGCGCTGAAAAACTTGTTAGTAAAAATGGCGTTGAAGGATTCGGGCTGTCTTTCAAGTCTGACGATGGCTCAACAGCCAACTACCTTGATCTGTACACCGTTAAGCCAAATGGCGAGAAATTGCGCGGACTTGGCTTCGTGCAAGCTATTCTGGCTTGCACCAAAACACGCGAGGCACAAGAAGGATCTATCAGCTTCGACAAGTGGGATAAGGATTCTGGTGCAATCGTCAAGGCAACAGCCCAAGGCTATCCGGTACTCATTGGAAAGCGCATCGGCCTGTTATTGCAAGAAGAACTGGCAACCAATAGCAAGACCGGCGCAGATGTTAAGCGAGTCAATATCTTTGGCGTGTTTGAAGCTGATAGCGAACTGACTGCAAGCGAGATTCTGGATAAGAAAACACAGCCAGAACAGCTTGCAAAACTGGTGCAATCGCTCATGGCAAGACCGGTGCGCGATACCCGCACAAATAGCGCAACAAAACCAGCAAACCATTCCGGTAGTGTCACCGAAATGGATGATGACATTCCCTGGTGATCAGGAGCCAATCATGAACATCGTATTTGATATTGAAACCGTCCCTTGCCAAGCGCCTGATTTCATTGCTAGCGTTCAGCAGCCTATCCTTGAAAAGTTGGCTATGGATATTGAGAACATCAAGCACCCTGCTAATTTCAAGGATCATGAAAAGATTGATGCTTGGTACGCAGAGAATCTTGAAAAGCGCACGCATGAACTCAAGGAGTCCGCAAAATCTGAAATTGATGCAGCCATAGCCAAGACTTCATTTGATGGCGCTCTAGGGAAAATATGCTGCATTGGATGGGCAATTGATGATCAGCCAGCCTTTGCAAAAACTGGAACGGAAGAAGAAATAATCGGCACATTCTTTACCGACATCATGGAGAAGCACGATCCAAGCCGGGATATGTACCCTGTTTTCATCGGCCATAACGTCAACTCGTTTGACCTTCGCTTCCTGTTTCAGCGGGCCGTGATTAACAACATCAAGCCGCCGAGAATCATCCCATTTAATGCCAAGTCATGGGATGAGCATATATTCGACACCATGACTTATTTTGCCGGATTTGGCAATCGAATCAGCCTAGACAAGTTATCAAAGGCGCTAGGTCTTGAGGGAAAGAAAGGTATCACTGGTGCTGATGTATGGCCCATGTACAAAGCTGGCCGTATTGATGAGATTGCAGAGTATTGCAAAGATGATGTTGACCTTACCCGTCAAGTATACAAGCGCCTGACATTTGCAGACAAGTAGGCATATCCGTTGAAGCGCATGGCAGAATGACGCTACGGCAGGCGATCCGGAAGACGCTGAACGAAAACAGCCACCTTGCCGACGGCGAAAACTGCACGCTGATCGTGCTTAAACAGGCGTTGCGGAAAGTCGGCACGCCGTGGGCTGGCGACGCTGGGCATAACGCAAAGCTAACGGGGTTGAGCGACGGGTTAGGCATTTTCATTGGATGCGCAAATGCAAACATATAAAGATTGGCCGCTACTTGATGAGCTGCCAGAAGGCTGGGCGATTGACAAAACAGCGGGATCGCCATTGCACGGATACGAGTTTTGCACCAATGGGAAAAGCGTTGTTTCCGGAAAACAAAAGCGCGCACTGTTTCGCGTTTTTCGGCCACAGCTACTAATTGATTTTGATGCTCCCGAAAAGAAGCCATTACTCGAAAAGCAAGCGAAGAAAGACGCCAAGCAAATCATAGACTCGAATTACGTTAGAACCGTAAACGAGTTGGCTAGGCAGGAATTTAAGCATCGGCTACTTAATGACATTCTGGTTGATTTAACTATTTGCGAAATCGAAGGATGGTGCAAATTGGAATACATAAACGAGATGAGGAAGTTAATTAACGGCATAGGGCAACAGGTCTGTATTGGGATGCCTAACGCTGGCGTAACCGGCTTGCCGGAGCGCAGCGTAGGCAAGTCCGAGTTGACGTAAATGTTATGCATTGCGGGGTGATATGCCATTCCTGAATGAAGACGGGACACCGGACACCTGGAAAGGCTACATCCGCAAGTGCGACCACTGCGGGGCTGTAGAAAAGGTGTTTGACGAAGCGACAGACCAGAGCGTAGGAAGGCATGAAGAAACCTACGCGCTTGAACAAGAAATACGCGCCATTTTCAAAGGAACGAGAGGGCATGGACTTCCAGACTGTTTGTGCATTGAATGCATGAAAAAGGTGATGCCGAACCTGCGCAAGTTGCGGGATGTAATTGAACTAGACATTTTCGTTAACCGACTTAAAGGGGTAATAAATGAAAAACGAAAGCAAGGAACTGAAGACAACCGGGCAACTGCGCGCAATGCTTGCCAATGCTGCGAAAGGTGTTCTGAACGGAGACCTGGACATAGATCGGGCTATGGCGCTGCACAAACTGGCGAAGAACATTTCTGAATCTCTGTATTCTGAGACAAAAATCGCGATGTTCTCCCACGAAGTCGGGAAAGAAGTTCCGAAGATGGGTGATTTGCTGCTCGGCGGAAGCGATGCATAACGCCAAGGTAAGCGGCGGCGGTGCTTTTCCGCCGTCCGCTTGACCGACGTGTTATGCCGGTTTTGAGGTGAATATGAGCATAGAATTGATAAATACCGATTGCATGTTGTACATGGCCGGATTGCCGGACAAGGCTTTTGATTTGGCTATTGTTGATCCACCGTATGGGATAGGGGTTGATGGGAATAAAGAGCAACGCTGGCCTGATGGCTCTATAAAACGCAAGGCGCACGAAGTAAAAGGGTGGGACTTTGCAATACCTGATGCAGATTATTTTGCTGAGATAAAACGGGTAAGCACAGATCAAATAATTTGGGGTGGGAACTACTTTACAAAACACTTGCCGCCATCTAAGGCGTGGGTTTTTTGGTACAAAGGGCAGAACGACTTAACGATGTCAGATGGGGAAATGGCTTGGACGAGCTACCAGAAAGTGACGCGGCAAATAAACCTGCATAGGACGCACCTATGGCAAGAGCAGCCGATTCACCCCACTCAAAAGCCCGTAAAGCTCTATGAATGGCTGCTGACGAACTACGCCAAGCCAGGGCAACGCATCCTTGATACGCACCTCGGCAGCGGCAGCAGCGCGATAGCCGCGCACAATCTGGGGTTTGACTTCGTGGGGATGGAACTGGATGCGGACTACTACGCTTCGGCCTGTAAAAGATTTGAGCAGAACAAGGCGCAAGGATCGCTATTTGTACCCGACACGCCACGTGATGCTTACGAGCAAACCGACTTCATAGCCAGTGTGCTGGGTGGTGCATAACGCAGAAATAACCGGCTGGACGGCTTTTCGGCCAGTCCGTGTTGAATGAAATGTTAGACACGAAAGGATGATGATGGCCCAAGTAACCGAAGACTTCGCGAGGCAAATGTTGGTACATGCGGCGCGCGGAGAACACGCACCGCTGACGCGGTGGGAAGAGGAGCAACTTGCCCGAGCATGGCTTTGCCTGAACGATGCGCGGAAGTTGGCAGCGCAACAGGCGGAAGACGACGGTCTGTGGTTCGACGCAGCGTATGTGACGGAAAACTATCTACAACGCGCATTGAGAACACTGGCGGCGGTTATCGAAGGGTCTAACGCAAAGTTAACCGGCCTTGCGCCGGAGAAAGGCGATTGACATGGAAAAAACGGCTGATGGCGCAAGGTCCGCGTTGAACGACGAGTTATGCAGCGGAGGTTGAGAAATGACATCAGAACAGCGAATTGACGCTGCCCTTGACTCAGTGCTGAAGGCATCTGGTTCGGCGCTGAGGCACTACACGAAGGCGAAGACGCTGACCGACATGCGTGAGGCAATGCGGAAGGTGATGTCGGACTCGTATATCGCCGGATCCAATGCCAACTTCGAGGCGATGAAGAAGGCGAGGCATAACCCCCCAGCTAAGCGCGCGCCGAAGGCGTCCGCTTGAGCGCCCGGTTAGCGGTTTTTTTGAGTGAGGAACCATGAATGAGCTGGCACTTTTTGCAGGAGCGGGAGGAGGCATCCTGGGCGGAAAACTCCTTGGATGGCGCACCGTCTGCGC